CTGCTGGCGCGCGACTGGCACAAACGGCTCGTTCGGCTGCCGGCCTAGCGTGTTGGCTAGCGCGAACGGCATCTTGCGCGGCCACGTCGCCATCAATCCCGGCACACCGTAGTTGAACGACTCCTGACTGGCCGATAGACCTGCGCTCTCGTGGCCCACTTGCGAGAGAAACGCAGCGATGCGCAACGGCGTGTTGACCGAGTAGCGATCGCATGCGGCTTGCAAGGGGGCCGCGTACTTGGCGGCATTGGCAGCGCTGGCACCACATGCAACCTGAAGCAGTGCGGGCGTGATGGTCATTTGTCGGCCTTCAGATCAAGCTTGTCCTCGATGCGCTCCAATTTCGTGAACACCGCGCCGATCGTCTTGTTCAGGTTGTCGAGCGCCTTTTCAAGTGTGTTCGACGTGACGTAGTTCTCGGCGCAGTGCAGCTTGAATTCGGCCAGCGCCGTCTCTGCTCGCTCAACGCGGGCGTGAACGGTGCGAAATAGCCACCAGACGACCACTCCTGCGCCGCCGGCAGCCGCAAGCAGCCAACTGTTCAAAACGTTGAGATCCATCGGGCTTCCAAAGAAAAAGCCGCACTAGGCGGCTTGGGGTTGCGATACAAAAAACTGCTTGCGTTTGCGATACCGTATTAGTATCCTTCATATCGTCATAACAACGGACGACGAACGGAGCAAACGACATGAAACACCGGACCATTGTGGTACGACGCGGCACATCGAGCGATGCAATCCCGCGCGTCGAAAAAAATTTAATCGGCACGGATACTGTCACGGTATCCGTAGCGTGCGCGTTCATGGTGTGCGCCGTGCTGATGTTGTCAGCCTGCGGCGGTGCCGATGCGCCGGCGAAGGGCGCCACGGTTAAGCAGGTCGCGCCTGCTCTCGCGGTGCCTGCATCATCGGCATCCGCCCCTGACCCGGCATCGTCGCCTAGCCGGGCCGATTCGGCAGCGTCGGCGCCTTCCGCTGCATCCACTCCCGCGCCTGCGTCGGCTCCCGCCGCTCCAGCTCACGCGTCAACGCCGGTCGTCAAGATCGAAGTCTATGGCGACGACCAGATGGCGGGATTCGCATTGAATCAGTACGGCTTCCCGTCCGTCGTATCGCCCAATGAGCCGGCCGCCCTTCAATCGCTGCTGCAACAGCGGTTCAACGATACCGGCATCACCGTAACGAACCGCGCGACTGGCGGCACATCAAGCAGCCTCTACAACGAGTTGCGCGGCATGGACGGCAACGGAGACCCGTTCGCGGGGCGCATCAAGTTATCTGCGGCAAGCATCGTGATCGAGAGCCACACGATCAACGATGCACTCGGCGGTGAAACCGTGGCTGATTACCGGCAATACCTGGCTGATTGGGTCGTTGCAGTGAGAGCGGCCGGCAAGACGCCAGTGCTCGAAGAATCCGGCCCTGTCTGCGACTCGGACCATCCGCAACTTGCCGCCTACGTGCAGGCGATGGACGACGCAGCAGTCGCCTACGACGTGCCGATCATCAAGCAGTACGCATACATCAGTGCATTGCCTGACTGGCAATCGCACATGGCTAGTTGCCTGGTTCCTGACGCCTATCTGGACAACATCAAAGCGCAGCGCGAAGCAGACGTGATCGGATCGCTAGTTAAAACACTAATCAAATAGCCGAAAAAGGGCATTCATCCCCCTCTTTTCACCGAATAACAATGGGGCGCGGCGCCATAGGATAGTCGCGCGCCTACGGAGCCAAAAATGCAAAAAAAATTCGTCTTTATTTTTATTTCTTTTTCTGTTGTTAGTCTTGCCGCATGCGGTGGCGGGGGAGGTGGAGGAACTGCGCCTGCAGCGACAAATACGTCTCAGCAAAGTTCGCCGAAACACGTGACAATCCTGATGCGCGGCGACAGCACAAACTTTGGATTCGATCCTCAAGACTACCCGACGCCACCTAGCCAGACGCCAAATAACCCTGCTGTTTTGATGCAGAAGGATATGGACGCTGCATTCGGCGCAGGAAAGGTCACTGTGATTAACGCAGCGCGGTCTGGATCAACTCTTTCAAACGACATTAACGGCTGGGGAGACTGGCCGTCGCTTCAAACCATGCTGGCGCAGTACAAGCCAAATATAGTTTTGACCAACAGCGAGTTGAACGACCGGAACACGCTTGGCGATGCGCAGTACAAGGCCAATCTAATACAGTGGATTCAGATCGTTCAGTCGTCTGGCGCGCGTCCAGTCTTGCAGGAGCCCAATCCAACCTGCCCGAATATTCTGACCACTCGCAATGATCAGGCGTTTGTACAAGACATGAACGACGTCGGAATGCAGATGGGCGTGACTGTTGCTTGGAACTGGTACTCATGGTTCAGCACGCAAGACTGGTGGGTTACCAACCTTCAGAATGACTGCATTCATCCTACCGACGCCGGATACATGTCAAAAGAGCAAAACTATTTCAAGACACTGCAGCCGATCGTGGCCGGCATGCTCAACTAAGCGTTATTCATCCGGAGACGGCCATGCATGTTTGAGTGGCCCATCGGGGATCGAGCTATAGTAAGCCTTCCATCTCGGATCGCTGCTGTCGATCTCCCCCTGGTTGGGCCATGCCTCGATATTTTGCGGGCAAGAGAATGCTGATATAACACTTTCTTGAGATGCGTCGGAGAATTGCACGAAGATGCTTGTCATATTGCGCCTTAAAACGAGTACCGCTCAAGGTTCAAGCCCCACGAAGGGGCGCCAGCGGTTGCCGTAAGTGTGTAATAAATGGTTTGTGGTGTCGAAATCAGCACTTCGGCAGTACCAGCCATACCTTGTGCGCCAGTGAAGGTGCCGCCAATGATGGCCTGATCAGTGCCAGCCAAGTCGGCATAAATGCCCGCGTTCACAGTTGCGGCAGTGCCGGTAGTGAACGATGAGTAGCATTTTATCCTTGTCGTGTTTTTCGGGAACGCCGTTGTGCTAAACGCTGTGGGAGTTGAGTTGCCGGAAGACGTGCTCAAGATCGAGACATTGACTACTGCAATATCACGATCACGCTGGGTTCCGATGTTCAACTGACCACTGGCATTGGTGCGCCATACGCTGACCAAGGCACTCGCTGTATAGCCACTCGGCATGCTGCCTGCGCCGTACACGTTCGGCGCCACGATCGATGTTGCATTCGTCGCCAGCAGCGCCGCCGTCTGCGTCGTCGGGTTGTAGATCGCATACAGCGCGACGAAGCCCGAAACCGGGGCAGAGCCAGTATCCATCCCGCCAGCACCAGTCGTCGCGAGGTTGATCGTCTTGCTGAAGCTCGGCAGGCAGTAGCGAACGCCGCCCAAGGCCGTCTCAACGATGATCTCGTCTGCCGTGAGCGTAGCCGTTGCAGAGGCCGCCGTAACCGACATCAACAGATTCCGCACACTCCCGACAACACCCGCAGCCTGCGCCATCTGAACCGCATGCTGGCTCTGCGTGGCGGGGGCGACTTGGACTGCACCACCGGTCGAGTCGATCAGCACATACGATCCGCCACCGATCGAGCTATTCCACTGCACCCACACATCGCCGTTCGGCGCGGTCTCGCCACCTTGCAGCGCCGAGTGCGCCGCGCCGACCACAGCGGCCGCGCCGAGTCCGTCGTTGAACGTCAGCGCGCCAGTGTTGGCGGCCGGTGCCTTGTAGCGCAGCACCATGCCATCAGTGCGCGTCGTGACGGGCGGGTTGAACGCTGCAACGTGTGCGTTCGCCGTGCCAGTCGCGACCGCATACAGGCCGTTCTGCTGGATCATCGAAAGCAGGCTTGCAGACAGGAACGGTGCGCCGCTGTACTGGCTGATATTGCCCGACGTGATGGTCGTCGCGCCATACGGTACGCTGATGACCCAAAGGCCCGTAAAGCCAGCGTCAGGCGTCGGCGTGATCTGCGCGCCAGTCGTGGCTGCGACGCCGGCTTTCAGCGAAAGCTGCACCGTGTTGTCGCGGTAAGTGTTGCTCGACGTGCCAGTTCCGCCCGGTCCAGAGTAAGCCTGAGCCGGATTGGATGCATTGTAGAAGGGCAGCACGGTCGAGCCGCCGTCGACTTCCTGAAACGCGCCCTGCACGAGGTAGTTGATCGAGAAGCCAGCCGTCGTCGGCGCCGGGCAGGAGAAGTTCTGCGCGGCGAGCAAGATGCCCTGCTTGACCAGCGGCGTCGAGTCGGCGGACAGCGACGAATACGCGCCCGAGTCGGTCGACTGCAACGAGTACGCGCGGCCCGGATTCACGTTGACGGTCATGCCCGCCGGAGCCGTAGGCACGCAGCCTAGGCCGGAGAACAGCGTCGACGTGCCGAGCATGTCTTGCAGCACATGACCGATAGCGATCATGACGTTTTTGTTAGTGTTTAATACGTCGACTTCTTGCGGGATAGCCCCAGCAAATACTTGAACGCGTTTAATGGTCGTTCTCCAAATAAAAATGCCCGCTCAATGGCGGGCATGTATGGTTCAAATTTGTGTTAAAGCAGGAAGCCGTTCTCTTGCATAAAGTCGACCGGATGCTTGGCTGACTTACGGATATTGCATGGTCTGCAAAGTAATTGGATATTCAAGTGATCGTTTGTCCCGCCGCGCGCAAGTGGGATGATGTGATCCCTGTGGAACTTGCTGCCAAGCTTAACTTTGCAGCAAGCGCATTTTCCTTTTTGCATCCCATAGATACGCTCAACATCTTTCTTTGTGAAAATTGTGCCGGTAGTCGGACTCTTGACTCGCCTAGCATGCTGCTTGGCGATGTTCTTATCTGGATCTTTCGCATAAAGCGCTCTGGCCGACGCCAGAACTTTCTCCGGGTTAGCCTTCTTCCATGCCCTTGACAAAGCATTCGAATGCTCTGGATTTTTCGCTCTCCACCGCCGACTAGATGGCGTTGTCCTTCCTGGATGCGCAACAGCACGGCGCCGGTCTTTCTCTCTCGCCTTCTCCGGGTTGTTTTTTGACCAATCAAGAGACTTTTGTATCTCGCGCTCCCGGTTCCTAGCATACCAATCATGCCTAACCCCTTTTTGACATGATTTGCACTCACCACGAAAGCCGTCGGAAGTACCTACGTTGGTGTTGAAATCAGATATGGACTTGCATTCGCCGCAGATTCGACACGTTTTAATGCTTCGATCGACAGCAGCCTTTTCCAAGTCAAGAAGTTTTGCAAGATCTGGATTTTTTTCTCGCCAAACCTTCTCGGCATACCATTTCGCGAATCGCGCCGCATGGAGGGCAGGGTTGGCGTCCCGCCGCTCTTTCTGATCAACTTTTTGGCATGGCCTGCATATGGGCTGAAGCCCATACTTCCCGCCCTTCTTCTTATTGAAGTCGGAGAACGGCTTTGAGGTTTCGCACTTCGTGCAGACGCGCGTGGTAATATCGTGTTCAGCCATGTCGACCTCTCGCACAGGTTGGCTAGGTTAGGAAGCCCAGGTCGTGTTGCAAGCACGCCGGGGCTTCCGCTATTTTACGATGAAATTCTCATCCAGGCTATGGTTCCCGCTGGCAGTACGCTCGCGACGGCTGCGTATATGTCCGCGTCGCTCACCGACTGCTGAACCATGCTCAGGCTCGCGTATTCGCCGCGAGAAGGCGTGCTGTAGCCAGACGGCGAACTGCCATAGCCGGCGACATACGGAATTCCTGTGCCGATTGGCCGGTAAGCCGTCACGAACGCTTGGTACTGGTGAACGAGTGATCCATACGCGCCCGCCACGCCGTAGCCGCAAGCGATGCCATAGCCGCCTGTGTCAGCCGGGCGCATCGGTTCAACGATGAGCGGCGCGCGCCCGGTGAGCGTCGTCAGCACTTGAATAACGGCTTTTCTCGTCGCGCGCTCGCGGAACAGATTCACGACTATCCGGTTGCGAAACGCGGCGTCGCTCTCCCCTGTCCTGCGCGGCAGCATCGAACCGAAGAAGTCGGCCGATATGACATCGAGGAAACCGTCTGTCGCGGTGAGAATGCGAGTCTGAAGCTTCGCGTAGGCCAGAACCGCGTACACGTTCGCCAGAATGGCAGCAAAGCCTTTGAGCAGCGCGGTCAGGATCGTTGGCGAGTCGCCGAACCAGCCGCGCGGCAGGAGCGCTTGCATGCGCCCCAACATGTCGTTGCTATCTCCGGTCGCCATGTCAACTCACAGTTATCGTGGACGCTTTCACCACGGTCTTTGCATCGGCGGTGACGTCGGAAGTGCCGCCATTGAGCGTGACGCCAGTTACGTTCGTGACTGCCGAGGATGCGTCATACGCGACCTGCGCGAGCCGGGAATAAGCGAGCGACGTGCCGAGTGGAAGGCTGTTGATATACGCTTGCAACGCGGCCTGCACTGCGGCAGTAACCGTCGAATGCGTATATCCGGCTGCCGTAGCGATCGTCATTGCAACGGTCGCTGTCACGACGATCGGCTTCTTTACATCGAACGTGATCGTGAAGCCCCGCGCCGCATCGATTGCGTTGTAGACCGTCGACACCAGTGTGTCTGAAGGCGTGCCCGATCCGTCATCGATCACGACATAGAAGAAGCCCGGCTGATAGACGCCGGCGTAACTGTAATTCTCCGTGATCGTGTACGTCAGACCCTGCTGCAGCGAGTTGATCGCATTGCCGATAGCCGCCTTCGTCGCCTTCGAAAGGCTCAACAGCCACGACTGGAAGCGAGTAAGCGCGGTCGCGTCAGACTCCGCATTGACCGCGTTCGTGAAGGCCGCCGCATTCGTCACCGTGTCGACGCCGGGGACCGACTGCGACAGTTGCGTGATGGTATTGGCGAGCACATTGCCGCCCGTACCCGCCGTGACCGCGGTCACTGTGACGCTCACGCTGGCGACATTCGGCGCCAGTACATATCCGCCGAGCGCTGCGCTGTATGCAGGGTTCGTCGTGTCGGTGTTGACTGTGAATTGCTGCGATCCGTCAGTCGTCTGCACCACCGTTCCGACCGGAACAACCGCCTGTGATGTGGGTGTGAAGCGCGAGAACGTCACCGAACCGGTCGCATACGAAGCAGCCAGCCGTGAGAAGCCGAAGTCGGCAAACCACGAGTCAAGATCCGAGCCGGTCGACGTCGACGCCCGCGTGAGCGCGAGCATTTGCAGGATCATGCCTTGCAGCCAGAGCGCGATGCCTGACACCGCCTCGCCGAGCGCGCGGAACACGGTGCCGATGTTGAAGTTCAGGAGCGCGGACGTGACCGAACCCTGCACCGTAGACGCAAAGTTTTGAAGCATCTGCGTCAGCGATTGCGTCTGTACGTTTGCCATTTATTGATTGATGTCGAAGGATAGGGTCGAGACTTGCCCGGTCACGGCGTCGGCATACTGGATCGTCACCGCGGCGCCGTTGTTGAACGGCGTTACTGTGACAACCGGCGTCGGCGACGTGGCAATGCCTGCAATCGTCTTGATCGTTGTCAGAATCGCGCCGCGCAGTTCGGAGACGTTGAGCGTCTTGCCGATGCGCCGCGGGATGCCTGCGCCGAAGTCGGCATGCCAGGTGTAATCGGGCGATGCGAGCGGGTTGCCGGCCGAGTCGGCTAGTTGCGGGTTCGTCATCAGCGCGCGCAGCAACTCCTGTTGCGCGAGCGTGTCGCCATCTGCTACTGCGAGATCGCCGTTTGCCGCGATGGAAAGGTCGTTCGACCAGAAGTGATTCAAGTCACTCATACCGGCGCTCCAGTGTTGGCGCCGCCGTTGCCGTTCGTGTGGACGTGCGAACTGTCGATGCGCTTTCCGTTGTTCGTGATCTGACCGGTCGTGTTCAAGTTGCCGGTAATGGTCGACGTGTTGCCGCTGCCGTTGTCGCCAGATACCGCCATGCCGCCCTGCCCTGTAATCGTCTGCTTGACTAGCACGGTGTTATCCATTTGCACAGGGCCGACGAAATGATGCTGCGTGGCCGTATAGGTGATCGTGCTGGCGGCCGTTATTTCGATCGTGCCGTCGTTATGCACCTTCACCACAGACCCCGACTTGTGCACGATCCACGTCTCGCCGGCCGGCACCTTTGGCGGAACGTTCACGTTCGAGAAGAAACGCCCGACGATCTTCGGCGCAGCATTCGAGCCGTCCGAAAAAGAAACCATCACCATGTCGCCGATATTCGGGCCCGTCAGCACGCCGAATCCGTTGCCGACGCCGACCGCGCCGAGCGGAATCCAGCCGGTTTCGGTGAAATCCGAGTCGCCGACGCCCTGAAACGTCACCTTGACCGAGTGCGTCGACGCGTTGTAGCTGCTGATCTGCGCCATACGCGGCTTAGGGATACGGCCGGCAGCCGCCTCCGCATGCGAGCGCATGGTGTTCGCTAGTTCGTGGTAATTCATCAGAGCGGGACCGCCTGTGAGGTTGCAGCGTGGTTCTTGCCGTGTACGTTCATCTCGAAGCCGCCATCGAACGACATGCGGCGCACGATCTGCGACGGGTAATAGGTCTGGTCAAACGCCGTGCCAGTGCCCGACACCTGAATGACCGTTTGCGCGTTCAACGTCACGTCGCCCGGCAAGCGGCAGGAGAATTTCATCTCGTGCGCAACGATCAGGTCGTACTTCTGCTGTGCGATCTGAAGCGCGCGCTGCTTGTCGATGTTCGGATAGAAAAACGTGAACACCTGGCCGCCGCCGGCCGTCGTCGCTTGGCCCGGTTGCAGGCTGCCGACCTTCTTTGGCGGGTACGTGGCGTTGAAACCGTACTGGTTCTTGTCATTCCACGAACGAACGATGACCGTCACCCCGCGCGAGACCGTCAACGTACGCTGAAACTGCATATCCTCGACGTTGCCGGCCATCGCGACGTATTGCGCGGTGCTAGGGTTGACCCGCGTCCAAACGACTGGGTATTTACCGTCGTTCTTTGCATCGCTGATCTGCTTTTTGAGCGCTGCCTGCTTGGCCTTGTACTTCGCTGTGGCCGCGTCGCCGATCGCTGCCGCCTGATCGTTAAATGCCTTCGCCTGAAGCAGGTTTTGCTGTGCAGTGACATCGTCGCCAAACTTCTGCGCGGCCGTCGCTGATTTCAACTCGTCGTCGCCGAGCTTCAGGAACTTCATTTCCTTGTCCAGTTCTGCATTCCATGCCGCATTGACTTCATCTAACTGCTTTTGCAGCGCCGTCGTATCCGTTGGCGCGCCAGAGCGCGGCGGCCCAAAATACAGCGTCTGATCCTTAACGTAGACGTTGAAGCCTTCCTGCTGCGCGAGAAACGAGAGGATGTCCCATTCCGTGCGTTCGTCCATCAGGTTGACGTGCTCAATGTCGTAGTAGGCACCCGCTTTCGTCTTGGTCGCCGTCACATTCGGCGTCAGTCCGCGGCGCTTTGCAAGCGTCGTCGCGATCTGGCTCGACGTCTGGTTCTGAAACTTCTCGGTCGTCTTGGCGTCGATGAAAACGCGCGTCAGATCGCGACCGTGAACCGTGATGACGTCCTGCGCGATGTCGTAGTCGATCGTGTCGGCCTGCCCGTAGATCAGCCGTGTCAGCTCTTCGGGTGTGTACGCGCCGTAATTGGCCGGGAAGCCCGCGAATAGCTCGATGTACATGTCCTTCTGCTGGCTGAACCAACTCACGTCCATCGCCTTCGGCAAGCCTGACCCAATGAACCTGACTGAGAACGTGTCAGCAGAGGAAAGCGCGTTGTTTTCGACCTCGAAATCAAGCCAGCCAGGAACTACAGTGCCAGTCGACGTCATGCTGCCACTGATGCGCACTATTCCACGAGGCACAGTGACCACGCCGGCCGGCTGCTTCGTCGTGGAAGCCGCATCACTAGCCATTCGGGACTCCATCTGAAGATGCTGACGTGTTGGAAGGCGGCAGCGCTATCGTCTGCGTGCCGGTAATGTTCGGATCGCCCTTCAGTGCCGGGTTGGCTTGCGAAATGCCGACCCATCCTGTCGCGTCCTTGTAATACTTGGACGCGAGGTCGTACAGGTTGCCGCCGACGACGGTGATCGTCTTGGATGCAGAACCAATCTGGCCGATGTTCGTGCCGATGCGCGACAGCACGCCTTGCAACTGGAGCAGTTGCGGCTGCTGCGTCATCGTGTTGACTTGCGCACTGAGCTTCGACACTTGCTGCGCGATCGGATTGTTCGGCAGCAGGCCGCCGACCGTTGACACGCTCTGCAACGTGTTCTCGCCGGCAGCAATGAGCGTTGAAACTTGTGCCTGCACCGTTGCAAGCGGGCCTAGCACGCCATTGATGGCGCTTTTTGCGGCCGTGGCGAAACTAGACACTGCGCCGATTGCGGTTGTGAGAGTTCCCATCGCCGACGTAAGGCCGGAATTCCCGATCAGCGAACATATGCCGTTTGCCGTCGAAATGTCGCCGCCGATCAGCGAGTCGATACCGACCCCTTGCTTCGGCCCCTGCGCGGCGTTGTCAGCGACGATTTCAAGCCGCAACCGATAGTAAATCTCGTACTCGCGCTGAAAGTCCTCGACGAACTCGCTGATGACTACCGCGTAGCTGTACTCGCTGAACGTCAGCGTCAGCATCTTCTGCGCGAGCGCCATCTGCTTGAGCGTGCGCGCGCGGTCTAGCGCATTCGAGCCAAGCAGCATCCCGGACCATTCGAGAGGCGCCGGGTCATAGCCCATCATGTTGACGTTGCGCGCACCGCCGACCATCTTGCGGACGACGGTGCGGATTGCCGTCACCATAGTGATGCGCTCGGGGATTTCGTACTCGGAAAACGTGAAGTCGCCGAGCTGCAAAACTACAGCCATATCAGTGTCCG